TGCCGAGTGCAAGAGCTGCGAGCGGTATAAACCTGTCGTCAAAGAACTTTGCCTTTTTCAGTGCAAAGCATACGCCGTAAACCGCCGCCACCACTATGTACATGTCCGCGCTGATGAGTTCCCAAAATGTGCTCGTAAATGTTTCTCCGTTCATATTAACTGCCCCCTAATATTGCTTGAACCTCTGCGTCATAATGATTCTTGTGTTGCTCCGTTAAATGTCACTCCATCCATTTGCAAATCACCAAAATCCAGTACGGGCATATCTACTCCATCGTTATTAAACAAATAGATGTGCGCGGCGTCTCCTTCTATATCATTGGTGTCCTTCCAAATGTGGCAACTATATAGACCGCCTATTATGCCAGCAAAAATTTCTGTGCCAGGCCAAACCATTTTCCCAAAATACGTTTCAAAAGATTCGCCTTCAAAAGCAAACGTACTTCTTAAATCGATATCTGTTCCGCTTTCTGCACTGATAGTATCTTGTGTAAAGGAAGACCCATCTGTTGAATAATAAAATTTAAATTCAGTTCCAGTGTATTCAAATTTCAACCAGTAGATGGTATAGGGTTCGAACGCGAAACTCCCTTTTCTATACATTTGTTCTGCGCCATTTGTGATATAACACTCGAGTTTTATTTTGTGGTCATTGGCTAATCTTAACGCCCATCCGCGTGCTCCGAAAGCTGTCGTAAACGAACTATCCTGCCTACTAATAAAAGTTGCATCCTCAGTTATCTCAAAATTAAACTTAAAAACAATGGTAAAGGGTTCGTCTTCAGGCATATATCCAACTTGATTTGGTAATTCAACGTATTGATTTAAATACTTATTTAACGTTAGTTTACCGGGTGTTGCGTCGTAGTCGTTTACTATTTCAGGCAACACAGTAATGTTCAGATTATCGCCCTGGGAATTATCAATATTGAGGTTTCTAAAATTGCCGGTTGAAATATTACCTATTAAATGCACGTTTTTTGCCTCGTAGCTTATTAGTATGCCGTTACTTCCACGACCAGCATGACCATATATAATGTTATTGGAAATAACTATTTCTTCTCCGCCTTTAACACCGATGCCGTCGCGCCGTCCATCTCTAACAATGTTATTTGTTATAATAATTCCCTTTGGTGTAAACGATGGTGATTGCCCAAAAATTCTTTGGTCTTCAACAAAAATGCCATAATGTCCATTGTTAGCACATATGCAATTTGTGATTATACAATTTTCATTTTCCATACCGCCAGTGCCGATTCCAATACCCGCTCCGCCAGGGGCGCCCCAGTCGCCGTCGTCTTCCCACAGGCGACCGCAATTAGTAGCAGTAACATTATCTATAACAACATCATCTAAAAAATCTATGCCCAATCCGGTTGCAGCGGTGTTTTTAATCTCCAAATTTTTAAACACGCAGCCTTTTAGAAATAATATAAATATACCCTTTGGGTCTGATGTATAAGATACATCCACATCTATTCCGTCAATTGTAAAACCGTTAAAACTGCAATTGACCATGGGGTTGTTGTAATCATAATCATTTACGGGATACGAAATAGCGGAAACATTACCGGTCGGCTTGAGTATGGTTTTACCGGTCCCTGCTCCAACCAGAGATACATTTGACTGCCAGTATAAAAACCAGCTCAAATTATACACTCCTTCCGGTAGGTAAATTGTTCCACCGCCATTATTATAAACCAATTGGACTAAATCGTTGAGAGCGGTAAAATCATCAGCAATTCCATCGCCCGCTACGCCGTAATCCGTCGCAATATAATATATTTTCGATTCTTGAATTAAATTATATAGTTCCAACAATGCACCCTTAACGTCATTGGCGCCTAATGCCGAAGTCCAAACGCTAATCTGTTCTGCTGTCACATTATGCGGATTATATTCGTTATAAATATGCTCGCCCACCTGTGAACCAAACAATCCAACCGCATCGCCCATTCCAATTAATGCGGCGTCAATTTGTTCCACTATCCCCTCAAGGTCGTCCGCTGAAAAATTATGAGTGTTGCTGACCTTAACTTGTTCTGCTGTCACATTATGCGGGTTGTCTGTATTGGTTATATGTGTAGTTAAATCGTCCTGTACATCCTCGGTCGGCGGTGCAATTCCATCGTAAGAGCCTGTTATTACCCGGTGGATAACAAAATTGGTCGGAAGTATCACATCATCAAGCATACCGAATACGCCTATGTACAATATTCCGCCGTCCCGCACGGATTCCCACGGAAAATGACATGTATTTGTTTCATCTAACAATACATGTGTTTTCTCGGTTGGATTTTGATAAAAAACCGCCGTTTTTGTGTAGCCGTCCCATGCAGAATCGAAAACAAACCTACAAGTATCATAATTGACCTGCGTGCCGACAATCGAGATTTTGTTTTCTATTGTCAAATTCGTTCCGTTTGCGGTTAATACTAATTCTGCCATTATTCCACTCTCCCTTTGCACAAAATACGAACATCATAAAATCCTCCGTTTGCCGTCGACAAGCCTCCGTTTGAATAGCTTTGCTCAATTATGACTTTATACCCATCAAATATGATTTTAATCGATATATAAATATCATCACCGCCCGAAACTGAGACAACAGTATTATGATTAATCGTACCTATACCGTTGATAACATCCATATCGTATATATAATATCTGCTCCTGCTGCCTACTTGATAGCATTCTAATTCAAGGTTTATGTTTTCAAATGTTGCTCCAAACGCCGTATAAGTATAACCCAAACCCGAATCTGTCTGTGTAATATTAATGCTATTCCATTTTTGCGTATGATCGTCAGACAGCCAAATTGTAGTTACGTGCGGAGCTGCGTCCCTGGTTATTGTCGGCTGTGTTTGCGTGAATCTTATTAAATCCTCGGCTAAATCGTTAGCAATACTTCGAAATAACTCCCTGTTAATCGGTGTTCCTGCCTCGCTCGGTTCATCCGCGCGCGTTAGCTTAACTCTGCCGCCGCCTAAATCTTCTAACTCAAATTCATTCGGCTTAGTCGGTATTCTGTCTACAACATTAATCATATATAATCATCCTCTCCGGCGTAAATATCTCCCGAATATCTGTATTGCGCTATCATTCCATCGAGCAGTGTTTTTAAGTCACTCAAAACCTGCTCGATATTATTTGCGCCCTGGTAATTTAAAAATCTTATACTATCCGGCAAGTCCGGCGTTGTCGCATATGTATAAAACGCATCAACAAGTTTCTGCACATTCTCCAAGTACGTAACCATATCGGCGCGACGTGGAATATCTGCATTTGTCCAATCCGTTTTAGGTACGGTAATTACATGATATCCGGCTGTATTAAAAGCGTTTGCTAAGTATGCAACGCATTCATTGACGCGGTTTAAATCGGAAATCCTATAACTGCCTTTACCCGTTGCAAGCTCGGTTTTTTCTGCTTCGGTCAAAGCGTCATAACCGCTTGTGTTAACTTTCGCTTTTATGCGTTTTAGTTCGGTAACTTCCGTTTGCGTCCTGTCCGTTATAGGTGTTTGCCATGCCATACCTACACCACCCTGCTATCTGTTTGTCCGGTTAATCCACCGCCTGAATAACTCATTTGCTGTCGCTCAACTTGTGCGTTAACCGTTCCGTACGCGCCTTGTATTTTAATCACATCACCGCATTCAATCATGGGGTTTTGCCGCCACGAGTTTTTATAAACTTTGCGTCTTAAATAGTAATCTTCAAGCCAAGCCAAAACCGCACTTGCGACATCTACAGTTTTTATAAATCCGTTTTCTGTAATGCTGATTTCTCGTCCGTTGTCATTGTAGGTGTCGCTTACCGTTTCCGTGCCGTATCCGACTGTTATTGATTTAATCGGTTCGCTCAACTCTGATTTGGGCTTTGCGCTATTCGTCCAATTAATCGTGTAATCATTTACCGTACTCGGCAATTCACCGATTGTCAAAACGCCTCGGTTACAATGTAATGTAAGCCTTGCCGCTATTGCTATGTCTTTTAGCGTATCAATATATTTTTTATTTGAAATTGTTGTAGATACAGTGATATCATCCAAGCTGCTTTCTAAGACATATTCGGCTATTCCGGCTTTTGTTAAAATGTCGGTTGCAATGTAAGTTAATGTTTTTGTCGAATAATATGTTGTCGCCATGTTTTGGTCTAATAAGGATAACGCGTCCAAAGCTTTAAATGTAGCTTTGCCTTGTTCGGTTTTCCACTCAGACAAATAATATACCCCGAGCGGTATTAACTCGCTTTCAAATCCAATTCGCGGGTATGCCGCTTGACGAGTAGTGATATAATCAAATATTCCGATTGGGTTTTCAAAGTCATATTTTCCATCACGGTTGTCAAAAGCAAACACCAACTCGCCCGTTGCATTTGTTTCATTTACCGGATTAACTTGGTTTAACACGGAAAACTCAACCATTTCAGAGTTACCAAAAACGCGAACATTACCAAACAGTATTTGGGTTATTCTTGCTCTTGCGCCCGGTAAGTTCCATTTGTTTATCTCAACAACAACCTTGTCATAGCTATCCATAGCGTCATCCATACTAAAGATGTAATTATCAGCCGTAACATTAAATGTGTCGACCAAAGTAACGCCGTTATATGTTTTAATCACAAATTCCGGCGCATATCCACCTTGCGCGGAATCGAAATATATTGTCAATCCAGCACTTGATATTACAGATGAAAATTCGGCGGTTACTTGTAATGTTGAAAGTGTTAAATTTTCGGATGATAAATTCGAGCTTAATAATCCGATGTGTTCCGTTATGGCATCTTCTAAAACATCAATGCTTCCGTCCAAAACCCAGCCACCAGTTTCAAGCCGAGCGTAATTCATAGCTAAAACTTCGCCATTTGACAAAGCTGTTGTTTGGCTTATCGCGTCAGCTCCGGTTGCTGAAAATGAAGCGTCCTCGTCCGCTCCTACTGCAAGCTGTCTAAACTCAACCTCGGCGTATAGTTTCGGTCGCGTGATTTTTGACATATCGGATAAAAAAAGATGAGATACATTATGCATACTATACCTCCTCTAAAGTCATTGTAACATTGCCCCACATGTACGCACCGTCCGATGCGTTATAAATTAGCTTCTCGCCTTGTAACGGCTCAATAACCCTATATGTACCCGTATAATCACCCTCCACGCTCGAATGTGTAACCGAGAATGTATCATACGTTTCTGGGTCTAAAGCGTCAACCAAATCGCTCATAAGTGTAGCGGGTAATGCTTCAAATTTATAATTCAAAACATATTTAGTCCGTACATAATCGCCTATTGTCTGACCTAATCCGTTTACCATTTCGCCCGCTCTTACAATGCTCTTGCGAGGTGCAAATCCAATCGGCTCAACAATACTAACGCCATTTATAACACCCACCATTTACACCTCCGAAAGTTTCAGATTAAGCCGTTTTGATTCCTTAATAACGCCGGGTAATGCAACGCGTCCGAGTTCTGTTTCGCCAACTTGCAAAACAACAACCGGAGCTTGTGCGCCGTTTGTTTTAAACGACGAAGCAAGGGATTTAATTCCGCTGTATATTGCGTTTGCCATCGATAAGTCGCTTGATGATGTTGCTGTATTTGCTCTCAAATCAACTACTGCATTGGAATTAAGATTACCCATAATATCCGAAACGGCGTTTTCAAGCAATTTTGAACTTGCGTTTAATCCGTTAGCCAGACCCTCGTTTACGTTTTTGCCTAATTTTTCGCCCCATCGCGACGGGGAATGCGAATCAAATCCATTTTTTCCAGTAAAAAAACCTTTTATTGAGCTTACAACTCCGCCGATTTTAGTAGAGAGCCATTCAAAAGAGCTTGATATTCCGTTCCAAATCCCTGCGATTATGCTTTTGCCTACTTCAATCATTTTAGATGGCAAAGACTTAAATCCGTCAACAATTATTTTAATTACATTCGGGATTGTTTGTGTAAAAAAGGCTTTTATGCCGTCCCATGCAATGGTAATTCCGCTTATTACATTCCCCCATAGTTTAGAGAAGAAATCTTTTATTTTATCCCAATGTTTAATTACCAATCCGGTGGGAGTGTAATTCAAAAATAATTTTTTTATAAATTCCCAAGTTAACACAAATATGTCCTTTGTCTTATCCCACAATTCAGTGAAAAACCCGGTTATTTTATCCCAGTTTTGAATTATCAAACCATAAGGCGTGTATTTTATAAACAAACCCGCAATAAATTCCCAGGCAGAAGAAAAAACACTTTTTGTATTTTCCCATAGATTCATGAAGAATTCTTTAATACTATCCCAATTTTTTATAATTAAAAAAGCTGCAGCGGCAATTGCCACGATTGCAGCCAACGCTATTCCTGCGGGTCCTATTAACGCACCTAACGCACTTACTATTCCTCCGCCGCCACGTATAACTTTAACGGCGGCACCTATGCCCCCGATTAAACCTCCTATACCGCTCGTTAGCTTTCCGACAATCATCATAACGGGTCCAATCGCGACAACTAATCCGGTAACAGAAAGTATTACTCCTTGCATATTCGGCGATAAGTTCGAAAACCAATTAATTAAATCAGATATTTTATTTGCAAATCCTGAAATAGCTGGAACTATTTTGTCCTGAATTATTGGCGTTAATTTTTCTAATACAGGCAAAAATGCCGCACCAATATTACCGCCCGCTGTTTTCATAACAGCTTGAAGTTTTTGCATTTCATCATCGAATTTCCCAAGCGCGGTAACATTTTCGTCATTCATTATTGCGCCAACTTCATGCGCTTCTTTCCCGAGCCTATTTAATTCGTCTCCACCCGCTTTTATGAGCGGATTTAGTTCAGCCGCAGAACGCCCAAATAAACGTAATGCCATAGCGTCCCTGTCAGCTTCGCTTGACATTTCGCCGAGTGCGTCAATAACGTCCGACCATACTTCTTTGGCGTTACGAAGCGAGCCGTCATTGTTTTTGTATTCCACCCCGAGTTTTTGAAAGGCTTCTTCTTGGTCTTTCAAGCCTTTGTTCGCGTTATCCATGTTTTTAGTTAGTTTAATCATGCTGTCCGTCATTGTTTCGACTTCGACATCGATGAACCGCGCGGCATATTCCATTTCCTGCAGCGCCTGTTTGGTTATACCCGTCTTATTTGATAAAGTGATAAGTTCATCCGCACCCTTACCCGCAGCAACTACCATACTTGTTATGCCGGCAGCGGCGCCCAATATAGGCACCGTCAAGCCCTTGGTTAAACTCGCACCTGTTTTTTGCATATCACGACCGGCACTTTTTAAATTTTTAGACATTTTCTTCATGCTCTTATCAAGATCAGTTAAATCAGCTCCAACCTTGACCATAAGCGAACGAATTATACTGCTCATTTCGCACCTCCCAACTGCTCGAGCGCCTTGTTTAAACCCTTGGCTATGATCCGTCCAACCTCCGCCTTGCTCTCATCCGCGGCGGGACGCATAAACGGTTTTTCTTTTACTGTGCCCACCGTATTGCCTTTAATTTTAAGCTTATGCCCGAGCTCGACGAACACGCCATAATATCCCTTAGGTTTAAATGTCACACTGCCGAACACGCGATAAGGGTACTTCTTGCTTTTCTTAACCTTCCGCGCGGTCAAACTCTTTTTCAGCACACCGGTTGAGACCGGCACCTTTTGTTGTGCTTTGTTTAATACATAATTAGTAGCCTCCGTCGCTGAATCGTATAAGTATGGTAAAGCGTTATCACCGAGCTTTGTAAAATCCTTTATCAATTCTTCAAGACCTTCAATTTCAAATTCTATACTCATACATAAATCACCTCGCCACCAAACGCCGCGTTTAATATCTTAACCTTAGCCAACATTTCATCGTCAGTTTGATTTTTGTTTTTTTTGTTGTTTGTTATTTTATTTTTAAAATCATTAAATGAAATAAAGTTATCTTTATTCATGTTTGGATACAAAGATAGCCACATTTCCCATATTATTTGGTCTGTTTCTTTTTCTTTTGCTTTAGTAATTATTGAAATTCCTTCTGCAAAATTAGTGTTTAAGATATAATCCACATTGCCGTAACGATTTAAAAGCAGGTCAATGACTTCTATTGCGTCAATTGCCCTGCTGATTTGAAAAAATCATTTATTCCATCAAGGTTTTTAAATTCGTTAATTATTTTTATTGCATCTTTAATTGGTAATTTACCAAACTCATCACCGGTAATTCCTGCAAGCTCACCTAAAAAATCATTAATTTCATTCTGTGCCAAGTGCGCATTTTCAGCAATTTTCTTTATGATTTCAACTCCAAACTTTTCATCCCAATTTTTATCTTTCGAATCAATATTAAAATCAAAATTCAGGTTAAGTTTTTTAAGTATTTTGCTCATTTTAAAAACGTCATTAGTTATTAATTGCCGCATCTATTATCAACTCCTATAAATTTATCGGGGCAGGTATTAGCCGCCCCGCACTGTTATGCCCTTGCGATTCTAATAGTGTAAGTCTTAGGTGCTTTGTTCGTTTCCGTAACAACGATTGTTGCTGTAGTTATCGTTCCCGCAGCACCCAACGCGATAGCAGATGAAGCCTCGCCACTCGTTACGGCGTTTCCGTTTACGGTAATTGTTCCGGCTGTTGCGGTCGGCGTAATTGTCACCGAATCAACCGCAGTTAGTACGGTAGCTACATAATCGTATGTAGTTGCCGCAGGGTCCGGATAAACAACAGCACTCTCACTAATTGCAAAGAACGGCGTAGTAAGTCCTGCCGAAGTTGCCACCGTCAAAGTTGGCTTGCCGGTAGGCTTAATTGTAGCCGAGAACGGTATCAAGCCATCAATAGGCGCGTCACCAATTTTTAACGAGGTTATAATACCGTTAAAGCTCCAAACCGTTCCGGTTGATGACGGGAATGTAATTGTACAATCCCGAGCCGTACGGGCGTTCATGTCGGTTAACATAGCTATCTGACCGTTCGCGTCAGTTGCGTCAAAATTACCCTCGAGCGCAACATCACCGGCTTCCAATAGCCCCGCTATGAACTCCTTATAATAATCTGCTGACTGATGCGTAGTAACATCGACAGCCTCTGCCGTGGTTTCGATTCCGTTTATTGCTGTTAACTTTGCTACGGTCTGCGAATTCCAAGTAAAAGCCGTCCCGAATGCGTGTGTTGACATTAAATTCACTCCTTAATATAGTTGATTTCAAATTCTGCTGATTCTGTGTAAACCTTAGTGGTTCCATCTGATGTGGTTTCAAGATTGCTTATTTCGCTTTGTTGTTCTATTTTCTGAATAAAAATACCGCTCATAGTGCCGTTGAAGTCACATAAAGCGGTTTTTATTTGATTTAAAACATTCCTCGCGGCTGCTTTTGTTTGAGCGAATGATGTAAATTGAAATATCGGACGCTCTAATTCGTCCTGCTCGGTTAAGAGGTGGTTTTTTATATCCGAAATTTTTATGCAGACAACTGCCGGAAGCGTTGTCCCTTGTGGTATTTCCTCAAAGAAAAACTTATTTGAGATGAGCGCGCCTAATCCTGCTTGAGCCAGTAAATAAGCCGTTAAAGCTTCTTCAATTTCCAACTAAACCACCTCTTTCGCAGAAATTTGTAGTTCTTCCCGCATACCGTCAACATCGTTAACGCTCAATATTTCGAACACACGCGAACCGTATTTAATGCGGTCAGTCGACGCAATACCCGTTGTATACCGGACGCTAAAAACAATCTCGGTTGACGCATTCAGTTTTTGCGCCGCGTAATACTCACGACCGCCAGACGATATCACCTGCGCCCAAAGCGAAAACTCATCTTTCCATGTTTCGATCGACTGATTGTATGAATCCGGCGCGACCGTTTTCCTCTGAATAGTTATTCTACGGTTCAATTTCCCTGCCCGCACCATCAAAACCACCTCACACGGAACATCCCGAGCAGCGCACGAACAGCAAAATCAATCTGCCCGGATGCCTCGCCGGTTGCCTCGCGGTTTGCATACCAATGACCGATAAGCAGTAACATGGCTTGTTTTATCGTTTGCGGCGCACTCGTGTATCCCGTCACGTACCGTATCCGGATCGGATTAATCGGATACGGTTCAAACGCAGGCCATGTTTTTCGGTATGGCAGAACAATTCGACTGCCGGGAACATCAACTAAGTAATCGATATCCTCGGACAATACGGTCTGATCGCCAACACCATCAACCAATGTCACGCTCGTAACGGATTGGATGTCCGGAATAAGACTAATTTCATTCCGGCACGGGAACTCGTCCAAATACATTTCCTGCGTCTGTGTTGCCAACGCCCGACCTGTATAATTTTCGCAATATTCCCGTGCCGCAACAATTAACGACAGCACAAGTTCGTCCTCAACCGTATCGCCCGTAATTATGTCATCGGTTAGCCTTAGATGCAGTTTTGCCTCGTCGATTGTTACCGGTTCGTTTGCGACCGGAATAATTATCATGTGCCGTCACCTCCTCGGCATAACCGCCGGCAATGAGTAGTTTAGCTGTTCTGTCGCTGAAAATCATTTTAGTACCGGCAACCAATTCGCCCTCCGTGCTCCATGCGGATTTAATGATTTTGACTTTCATGGTTACGCCGTCGGATTCGTTATGCCGGGATATGCATAACAAGTACCATTTGCTGTTGTCAAAATATTGCCGACACAGTTTGCAAGTTCTAAATCGCAAGTGTCCGCAGAACCGTTGCCGGCCGAGCTCACCCAGCGATTATTCACAACAAGCATTAAATCAGAGTTCTCGTCAATCGCAAGACCGGTAGCCCGGATATAGTTATCAGCAATCAACCCCCCGCTTGTTTTACCATTTGCCGCCACAGCTATGCCGACCGCTGCATGAATGAAATTGCCGATAATTTTCGCATTGACATTGTGTGTCGTTCCGGCAATATCAACCCCGATAGCAGGTATTGTCGTACCATTGCCATAGAGCTGACACCCCTCAATTCGAATATCCGCATTGTTCGTTGACAGAATGCATTTCGTTGTCGTACTATCCCCGATAAAGTCACAGCCGACAAACGCCGCTCCGTGATTTCCCGTAATCAAATCAACAATCGGTTTTGCGCCGAAATACTGAAACGCTACGTTAAACCAACGACATCCCATTACGGCCGTCGCAGGCTTATGGTAACCGATTATTTTTGCTTTCGGGATGAAGTCACATGAACCCACCCCAATGATATCGGTCTTCTGCGGAAACGCGGTCAGGTTTTCCTCGAAGCTGTCGCCTTTAATGAAAATCCTGTTCCTGCTTGCCCATCCGGTTGAATCCGCCGCGATTCGTGCATGGCTTGCCGCAATTGCCGGCGCGAGCGTTTTATACGCATTTTCCCAGCTCGAACCGTCGTTAGCGTCATTGCCGGAATTGCAATCCACATAATATGTAGTTCCGACAGAACCGACAGCCGCCGCAATTGCTTGTAAAAACAATGCA